GAAGCGATGGCTGTAATGGCGCACGATCTGCTCCACATCGGTCACAAGAAAGTCGGCCACCAGCTCGTTGGGAATGTCGATCTTGCGGCTCGAGAGGAAGCTGGCCCCGCCCCCGCCCCTGGCAATCTGCAGTTCGCCCAGCTCGGCCTCGCGCATGATCTGGCTTACCGCTTCCTCGGCGCGGCGGCGAATTGCGCCATCATTCATCGACGCGCCCGGCAGGGGGTTCTCCTTGAACCACTGCTCAAGGATGGTCGTCAGGCGCTCAGGGTCGTGCCGCACCGCGTCAATGTCCCACACGCGGCTAATATAGTTCGGCTCGTTCTTGGGGCCCGCATAGCTATCTGCCTTGCCCGCCAGCTCGGCCTCGAGCGCGTCAAGGTATTCCCGCTGGCGCTTGGTCAGGATGGCCCCCGGGTTGTCCGCCAGTTCGCTTTTGAGCTTAGCCACCAGCTCTTGCTGCTTAGGCGTGGCAAAGCGCTCAATGGCCGGAACATCGAACAGGTGACGCATTTCTTCAAACGCGATGGCGTTCATGGCGTTTTCGTAATCGGCCTTGGTATAGGCCGCCGCCTGATTGCCCTTCGCCTTGAACCGCTCGACGCGGGTGTGCGCCAGTTCATGCCGCAGGACAAACTCGGCCCATGCCTCCGGGGTCGGGAACATGTCGTCAGTCAGCGCCTTGACGCCCTCGACCTTGGGCTCGCGCCAGGGCTTTGCCTGCCAGCTTTCCAGAACAGCCGTCAGGTCGAAATGAACGGTGCCGGTCGAACGATCGAAATAGGCTGAAGCCCGCTTGCCAGTGGGGCCATAGGCAATCTTGATCCCGTCGACCTCGGGCGGGGCATACTCGATGAAGATCCGGCCAGCCCGCTCCCCTTGCAGCTGGCCAAGCCGCGCCACCAGCTGCTCCTGATAAGCCCGCTCTCGCTCGGTCAAACCAGTCTGAGCTTCCTTCTGATTGAAGTATTCGAGCAGCCGCGCATCTTTGGCCGCCCGAGCCTCGATACTGGCATTCAGTTGGTTGAGCAGATCAGCCACCTCATTCCGGCGCTGCTCACCCTTGGCGACAAGGCTGTCGCGGGTTGCTTGTTTTTGCGCCAGTCGCTCGGCAGCCGCGCGCTCGATCTCGTCCAGCACGGCAGCCAGGCCCTCGTCAGTCGGCAAATCGGCGTCAAGCTGCTGGTCAAACCAGCGCAGCATCTTCTCCTGCTGGGCAGCAAGCTCCATTAGCTCGACGGTTTCGTTGACCGACCGATCGGTCTTGGCTGCCAGCTCATCGAACCGGGCCAGCTTGGAGCGCGCCGCCGCTGCCCGGCGCTGCAACAGCACCTTGAAGCCTTCGGCCGACCGGATCGCGCCGGATGCCACACCCTTTTCCATTGCCCCGTCGAAGAACTTGCGGGTCAGGTCTACGCCCTCGCGCACGAACGGGTTGTCCGTCTCGATGCCATCGCGCTTGTGCGCCCGGAAAATCGCGTCCTTGAACTCCTCGAAGGTCATTTTGCCATCGGCGCGGCCGCCGCGTCCAAACACCTCGCGCAGCTCCTGCGGCGCAGTTGCAAGGTTGACGCCCATCACTTCGACACCGCCATCGCCGCCCTTGAGGTAGCGAGCATATACGCGCTTGAGGTTGGTGGTGAAATCCGCGGCCTGACCACGCCACAGCTGCGAAGCCAGATAGGCAGATGTCTCGGTTGCCAATCCCTGACGGTTACGCGCCGACATGGTGCCATAGTCGCCGGCCAGGGCGTCTGCAAAATCCTCGACTGCCCGGACGCCACTGGCCTTGAGCCGTCCCCACAGCGTCAGCTTGGTCTGGTTCTCGAGGCCATAGGCGCGCGCCACGCCCGTCTCGACGTTGCCGGTCGGACGGGCGACAAAGTTGGTGCCCGAGTGCGTGATCGGTTCGAGGTCTACCGCCGCGCCGCCATCGCCTTGCGCCTGCGTCCGGATCTCGGCGGCAAAGCGTTCGCCCAGCTCGCGCGCATTAGCCGCGCCATACATACCCAGCCCGCCTGACACGATCCCGCCGAACAGCGTGCCATAGACCATGTTGTTCCAGCTTTCTTCGCTGGTCGCAGTCGGATCGACAACTTGCCGCAGCGTTTCTTCCGCAGCCAGGGTTGCGCCAAAGCCCGCCATGCCGCGCACCAGCCCGCGCCCGAAGCCCACGCCGGTGACGCCTGGCAACGGAATGAGGTTCACCGGGTTGAACAGCTCGGCCAGCATGATCCCGCCAAAGCCCAGGTTCTGCTCGACATTGGCGCGGCGCACATTGTTCTTCTCGATCCGCGCCTTCATGGCGTCAGCCTCGGCGCGCGAATAGGTGTTGATGAACTCGTCGGCGTATCCCTCGTAGCCCTTGAGGTAGTCGCCCCGAAACGGGTTGAACCGCTCCGGGCTGGCCGTGGTGATCATGTCGTAGCTGCGGCCCATCGCCTGATAAACTGGCTGCAAGGCAATCGCGTCCCACACGGCGCTACCCCAATTGCGCCAGCTACCATCGCCCGTATCGAACGAGGCAACGTCATAAGGCGTGTTGGTATAGACAGGCGGCGAGGAGGCCATGAGAAAACCTTTCGTTGCAATTTGCTGGACAGCTTGCGATCACCGCCGGGCTTTCGCAAAGGACAAGAGAGAACCCTATGCTTCTGCCATTATTGCTGGCCGCCGCGCCGCTTGACACCATGATCGAGGTTGGTCCGCGCACCGTCCTAGTAGCCGACACGATCAAGGGACCGGCCACGCGGCGCACCGCCCTGCTCATATCGGCAATCGATGACCACACCGCGATCTATGCCGAATACAGCGTCAATTGCCGGACCGGCATCGTGCGCGTGGTCAAGACCGCCATGAGCACCGGCGGTGCGCCAGTCGACGGGCCACCCCAACTGGTCGGCAAGCAGGTCAACGGACCTCACACCCCGCGCATCCGCGCGCTGATGTGCGCTGGAACCTAGCCGGTTGCCAGCCACCGCTTTGCCGGGCCCACGTGATCGCGCAACATCCGCTGAACATGGCTGCGAACCGTGTCCTTGCCGCCATTGTCCGAGCGATTGTAAAGCCCTGGGCGGCCAGCGTTGATCGTCGAATAGAGATCGAGCACGCTCATCCCGCGCTTGAACCCGCGCTCGTCAAGGAAGCTGCCAATGGCCGTCGCCCACTCCTGCGGGGTCGCGTCCTCGAACCGGCGCTTGCCCAGCAGGGGGCGCAGATGTTTCTCCCGCTCAGCCGCGCCAAACTGGATCAGGCCAAAGTGGTTGTTGTTCTTGCCGCCCCACACATCGGGATCGAACTTGCCGCCGGTTTCGTAGGAAATCACAGCCGCAACGTGTTCCGGCCGCAGCCCGTAGCGAGAGGCCAGAGCGCGCGCCACGCCGGGCCAGTTGTTTGCCGAGCTGGTAAGGAGACCACGCTCCAATCCCGGCGGCGCAACATCGTCCAGCTGCACCGGAGCATAGCGCAGGCCAAGGGTCGCCGGGCTGGGCGTCAACAGGTTGCCCGCCGCACTGCTTGATCCCGGCATATAGGTGACAGGCGTGGAAGGCGTGCGCATTGAAGCGCGCTCGGACCGGCGCTTGAACTCGCTTTCGAGGTGAAGCTGCTGCTTCTTGGCCGCCCGATCAAACTCGAGCTGGATCGGCACGCCCTGCTTGTTCATCAGTGCAGTCGGCGCATTGCCCTTTTCGGGGTCCCAATACATCAGCGCGAACTGCGTGCCGCCGTTGGTGGTGCGCCGGCCGGTCGGCTGCAGCCAGACGTTGGTGCCAAACATGAGATCCTTGGCAGCCGGAACGCCGGGCAGCTGGGTTCCACCCCACTGCCGGATCGCCTCCTGCACATAATTCGTCACCCATCCGTCATTCTTCTCGCGCGGGTTGCGCGGGTCCATGATCTTCGGAACGGTGGCACCCTTTTCCACCCAGGCGTTGCCGCGCCCGCGCTTCTGCTGGATCGCGCTCTCAAGCGAAAAGGTTTGCTTTTCCCAACCGGCTTTAAACCGCAGTCCGGCCGACTTGCGCGCTGTGTCGAGATCGACACCCATCGCCACTTGCTGTGCCACGTCGAGCTGGATCGCATCCTGGGCGCGCGCATTCAGGTATTCCCAGTTGACCCCAACCTCATCATCGAGCTTGTCGAACAGGACCGTGTTGTCCTTGTAGCCGCCGCGTTCGCGCAGCATGGCGCGCAGCTGGTCAGACGGCATACCAACCTTTGCCGCGACAGCAGTGCGTGCGCGGGCCGCAGCATCCTGCGGCGCGGCCTGCATCCGGCGCGCGGCCGAATAGTGGTAAAGAAACGCGCTGTCATCCGGGTCCATCAAGCCCTCGGCAATGGGAACCGTCTGCCCGTCCCGGCCCAGCATATTCTGCATCGTCTGATAGAGCGGCAGAATGCGCTCGAGCTCCTGCGGAGTGCGCGCGCTCATGTTGGCAAAGGCCCGCTTGTAAAGCCCCTCGGGCAGATCGGGAGAGCGATGGAACGCGCGCGTCACGCCCTCCGGGCTCATCAGGTCCACGCCTTCCTGCGTGGCCCAGGCGGTCCACGCATCCGTCCACTGTTCGTCGCTCACACCATAAGGCCGGTTGCCGCCCATCGGCACACCAGCCATCAGGCCAATCGCTTCATCCTCGGCGGCGCGGGCGGCTTCGTCCTTGAGCAGCTCGGCCTCGCGCCGATTGAGCTTGGCCATCAACTGGGTGCGCATAGCCGTGTCCGGGATCAATGCGCGCAGCGCATCGCCGGTATATTCCTTGCCGCCGACAATTACCGTCTCGTCGCTGGTCCCATCGAGCATCGACTGCAGCTTTTGCAGATCGTCAGCAAACAGCGTTCCCTCGCCCAAATCGGCGCGCACATCGCGCAGGAACAGGCCCGCCGCGCGCACGCTCTCGAACTGGCGGTCAAAGGCGTCAAGCGCCTCGCGCGGGGCCCTGCGCAGATTGACCAGCTGTTGCAGCGCCGCCCGGCCATTGGCCGCCTCGCGCGCGCCGTCCTCCTCGCTGCCATTGGCAAAGGCTTCGGTCGCCTTCTCGGTCGCCTCGCTGACCTTGCTGGCAAAGCCTTTCTCCATCAGCTCGGTTTCCTGACGCAGCCAGGCATTGTTGGCGGCCAGGTCACGCTGGCGGATTTCCCGGGTCAGGTTTTCGTAGATCTCGGTTTCGACAAACGGATCGACTGCGCCCATGATCCCACTGAGCACGTTCTCGGCCAGCAGGCGCATTTCCTCGGGCGGCTTGCCGATGTTGGCTGGATCGGAATAGATCTGGTTGAACTGCAGCTCGGCATCGTTGAGCACGGCCAGCTTGTATTGCTCGCGTTTGGCGCCATCGAAGGTTGCCGCGTAAACGTCCCCAGCACCGGCCGGCGTGTCAGGCATCACATAGTTGCCATTTTCGTCCTTGCCGATCAGAGTGCGCGCTGCATCCTGCACCGCCTGCTCCTGCGCCCTGCGCTTAAGTCGCGGCTCCATGATCTGCATGGCTGTGCCAGCCAGGCCAGACAGCTCGTTGCTCAAGTCAGCAACACGGCCTACGCCCTGCGAAGTGACGCCCGCCCCATCGGGAATGCCAATGCGCTGCCGGAAAGGTTCGATTGCCATGCTGTTTACTTCCCTCGCGTCACAACGATTTGGCCGGGATCACCGCCGCCAACCGACACCTTGCCCTTGGGCATGGCGCTTGGCGTCTTGTAGGTCTGGTAGAAATTGCCAATCTGCATGGCCGAACCGGCAAAGTTGATCAGCGAGCCAGCAATCGCAGTCTTGCGGTTCGTTTCTGTGACAGCGCTGTTCAAGCGATTGACGCGAATTTCCTCAACCATGCGGTTCTGGTTGCCAAGAAAGCCCAGGCGAATGTTTGCCAAATCGGTGCGCAGCGCTGCTTCTTCAGCCGGGATGATGCCCTGCAAGAAACTGATGTTGGTTACACCCGATGCCGCCATTGCCGCCAGATTTGCGGCACGGCCCCGGCGGTATTCCTCCATCCGGTTAAGCGCGGCCTCCTTGGCTTGCAGCACCTGCATTTCCATCTGGTCGCGCATCTGCTTGCGCTGCAAATCGAGCATTTCCTGTTGGGCCGCAGCGTTGGCGTTGGCCCCGGAAATACCCATGACCGTGCTGGCCGCACTTGTGACCAGGCTGCCAATGGCCAGAACCCCGAGCGAAATGCACATCAGACCATAACCTCCAGCTGCAGCCCCATGATGATGCAGGGCAGCGGCTCACTCTGCGTAATCTCGACCACCGCGTTTTTCTGCCAGCCTAGCAACCAGAACTCGTAGGTTCCCGTCACAGGATCGGGCGCTTGCGAAAGGTCATCATTGACTTGTCGCAGTAACAGCCGGTTGCCATCAATGGACACGGCAAGCGTCGAATAGATCCCGACAATCACTCGGTTGATCCGCTTGGGTAGGCCAGTGCGCGGCCCAGTATTGAGCTGCACATTGATCGGCAAAGTGCGCACCGCAAAAGTGTAGTCGTAGCCCACCGTGATCGTGGTCACGGCCACCGGCAAAACCAACTGGCCAGCACCGCCCACCGTAAAGGTGCCAATGTGCAGGTTGCCTGAATTAACCTGCACCGTCTTGCCATAATAGGCCGCGCCTACTGTCCAGGTTGTGCTCGAAGCGCCCGTGTAGACCGTTGCCCCATCCAGTGACTGCGTGCGATCAGCCGCCACGCGCTCGAGGCGATAGCTGCCGCCACGCAGCACCGCAAAATAGATTGCCTCGCCCACCACGGCCACGCTGTCAAAGTCGCCATCGGTGTCCCACGGCACCCAGCCCGCGAGGTTTTCCGCTCGGGCCGAATGGAACACCGCTGCCGAGCCATTGCCGTTGACCAGGACAGCATACTGCTCAGAGCGATCGGTCGTGCCAAACAGCACGGCCATGTCCTTGGGCTGGCTCAACAGGTGGCCAGCCAGGATATTGAGGTTCGTGCTTTCGTAGCCGCCGCGAGCATCGTTGTAGATGAACTCACGCACTGCCGTGCCCGATCCCTGGACGTAAAGCACCGCCCCATCAAGCGGCTGCGGATTGACCGTCGAGGAGCCATAGGGCGTCTGACGGCGCACCCGCATCGTTGCCGGGGTCAAAGTGTTGCTGCTCGCCACTGGGGCAAAGAACTCGCCCAGCGCGGTGAAAATCAGCAGATCGCGGTGCGACACCAGGTGACGGACATTGGAAATGTCCTCGGCCCCAATCGTCACCTGAATGCTGTCGTTGTCCAGCCCCTCGCCCACATCGAAGTTGAAGTAGCGATAGAGCGAAGAACCCCACAGGCCATCAGGAATGCCGCCCGTGCCGCCAAACCACAGCCGCCCTTCGTGGAAGCAAACCGCATTCGGCCAGCCATTGCGCGCACAGAACACCGGCTCACTCCAATCGGTCGTGGCCAGGTTCGAGCCTGTGTATTCGACCGAAGGCCCGCCGCCGTCCGCGCTGGTCGTGGCCGCCCCGCCCGCCACAATCGTATAATGGTCATCATCGACTACCGTAATCGTGCGGGTGCCATTGAGGTTGGCCGACGTAATCCCGCCAACATCAGCCGCGCCGCTGATTGTGATGCTGGCGCTATTGGCAAAGCCGTGGGCCACATGGGTCACTTCCACCGTGGTCGAGCCACCAGTCGTGCGAAAGGGATCGGGGTCATAGCGCCCGATGATCGTGCCCTGCACCGTGGCCGTAAGCTGGGTGGCGCTGGTATAGGCTGTGACTGCCAGCTCGACGTCTTTCCAGCGCAGCCGCTGGTTCACCATGTCGCTGGTAAAGACAGCCGCATTGGCCGTGACCGTGACTGAGCCCGTCGTGCCCGAGCAGCTGATTGTCACCGCGTCATCGACGAACTTGTAGTAGGGCTGATACACCTTGCGACCATTCGAAGCCTGATCGAAGGCAAAGTTGGTCACAGTAAAACTGCTTGCTCCGGTGCGGCGAATAACCTGGGGCTGCCAGTCCTTGTGGCAGACGATCATCACGTCGCCCACCTGGGTATAGGTCAGCTCGAACAGCGTGGCCGTGGTCCAGTTGCAGCCGGTCGTAACACTGGTGAGCAGCGCGCCCGCTGTAGAATAAACGTCAAGCCGAGCATTGCAGAGCGCCAGCACATAACGCTCGCCAGCAGAGAACTCGAAGGGCAAGAGCCGCGCCTGGCCAGTGAGGTTGGCCAGATGCAGTGTGCCTGGTCGCCGCGCAACACCACCCGTTGAAAGCAGCAGGCCATTGCGCAGAGACGAAGCCCCGTTCTGATAAGCCCCGGTGTCCACCCGGAACTGCATCAGCGGATCAACCTCACCGCTCGCAAAGTTGGTCTGCAGCTGGTGCATCGACATTACCGGCCTCCAATCCGCGTCCGGCCTTCACGGCCAGTGATCAAGGTCTTGGTGCGCAGATCCGGCGCGGTGCGCGCCTGGCTGTCAATGTTGCGGCAAAGCGCCGCCTGACGCAGCGCCTTCTTGTCGAGATAGTCCGCAAGCTCAGGTTTGGCCGCGATTGCCAAGGCATAATGGCTGGCCATCTGCAGTTGCAGCAGGGTCGCAAACCACGCCGGGAACGCCGTCTCATTGACGCGATAGACACCCTCGAGAAACACCTCGTCAGCCTCGACCGCGTTGCAAAAGATCCGATCCTCGTAACGGTCGAAGTCGATTGGCTGGTCATTTACCAGCACGGTCAAAGGCTGCAGGCAGGTGGTCGGCAGCTGATAAGCCGCATCCCAGCGCGCAGCTGGTGCATCGACCAGGCGGCTCAGTTGCTCAAGACCGATCGCAAAGCGCCAGCGATAGCGCGACAGGTGATCCAGCACAGTCTGCTCGTAAAGCACGGACGATACCGTGGCTTCGGTCGTGCCATCGTCAAACGAGCTGATCGGCGCGGCACCAATCATCACCAGTGCCTGCGCGCAAATGTCGATGGCCGTTGTGCTCATCTATGCCTCCATACGAAAAGGGCCGACTGCGGGAGAGAACGCAGCCGGCCCGATCTGACGCCGCCTCGGTGGCCGGCCCCAGGGATTAGGTGCCAGTCACACCCTCGGTGGCCGAGGTGGTAACAGTTGCCGCACCATCAGCACTGGTGACGAAGATGTTGTCGATCTTCGGCGTGCCCCCGGTTTCCGAAACAACGATGATGACATCATGCTGGCGCAGGTTGTCAGTCACCGCGTTGAAGTAACCCGAGCCCGTCACCGTATTGATGGCGTCAGCGGTCTTGTAGATGTGCAGGCCCGGATTGGCGCCCGCCACCTTGAACAGAGTGGATGCAGTCAGCGGCATGGTCCGTGCTCCTTACGCGTCGTAAGCCTGCACTTCGTAGCAGCCAGTGGCGTCGATCAGGACAGAGCCCTGCGACATATAGCTGGTTCCGAGGTGCGCGACCTTTTCGGGGATGTAGTTCAGTTCGGTCACGACTTCCGCGCCAGAGGCGTGGCCGACAGCCGAGCTGTGCCAGGCGAAGTTCTTGCGAATGTTCGAGGCAACCGGCAGGCCCGAGTGGACGAACCACATGAAGCCCATCCAGCGGCGCGCAACCATCCCGCCCTTGTAAGGCAGGTCATCCGAGCCAACGTAGTCGGCATCGGTGAACGCAGCGATACCCAGCATATCCGTCCAGCCACCCGGGCTGATGCAGAAGAAGCGCTGGCCATCGTCCGGCACGTCGTTGTTACCGAAATACTCGAACACCGTGTTGATCTTGGTGGTGTTGAGGCCGGTGGTGCCGGCTTCGGTGGCGGTGTTGGTGGTGCCGTCCATCGCGGTGATGATCAGGTCATCGGTCTTGCGACCCAGCGCGGCAGCAGCCGACTGCGTGACGACATTGCGTTCGTCATGGTTGACCTTCAGCTCATCGAGCTTGTCGATGTAGTCGGCGGCGTAGAAGTCAGCGAGCGTGCACTCGACCGGGGTGTGGTCGATGCTCATGACCGGCACGTTGCCGTGACGCGACTTGGTGCCAGCGGTGCCCTTGCCGACCTTCTGGAAGGTGGTCGAGCTGCCCTTGACGTTGTTCTTCGTGCGCACAGTGTTGCGGAGCTTGGAACCCATGCGCTGATAAGCCATGTGAACCTCGCTCTCAAACTGCTTCACGAAAGCATCGGAAATGTCGATAGCCATGTGAAAATCCTTTGAGCTGGTGGGGTCCGGTTATCCGCTGCCTGGGTCCAGTCCGGTTGTCCTTGCGGGCCGGTGTCGCCGTGCGGGCCTGCGCGTGATTTCGCGCGGCAAGCCGCTGCCAGCAATGGACTAGTTGCGCTTGACCAGCACCAGGCCCTCAAGCTGGTAGCCAAACCGCTCGAGGAACTTGCGCGCGCTTTCGGTATTTGTGCCGGTAGTCAGGCCCATGCGGATTTGCGCAACGCCCTTGGCCTGAGCCCAGGCTTCCATCGACCGGATCAGCCGCACCGCCGCCGTAGTGCCGCGCCACTTGGGATGGACAAAGAAGGCCAGGTCATCTGCCGTGCGCGCCGAGCAAAAGATCATGGGCGCGCAGCCCATCGCCAGGAAACCAATCACGCCGCACAGGTCATCGACGGCAACCAGCCCCAGCCAGTCGGGGTTCTCGAGGCAGAGCGCAAACCAGGCGGAAAACCGCTCATCCTCGAAGGGATAATCCCGATAGGCCGGAGCCTCAGCCTGCATCAAACGCCCAAGGTCGAGCGTCTGGTGCAGGTCAAGCGGCTCGATCTCGCGGACCGTGATCACCGGCCACCATACTTCTTGGCGAAGAAGGCTTCGACGCGGGCGACCACCGAGGCGTCACGCTGCTTGGGATCCCAATAGGCCCGGCTGTCCATCAGCTTGCGGATTTCGGCTTCTTCCTGCGCGGGATCGGTCGTGGTCTGGCCGGTGTCGCCGGTCGTGGCTGGGGTGCCAGCCTCGCGCATTAGCTCCTCAATCGCCTCGACGCCTGCTGCCGTGGTGCAAACCTGGGCAATTGCCTGGAACTTGGGACTGTCGCCAAACCGCTGCTTAGCCCACAGGCCCACCGCCTCGGTGCGCTGCTTGGCGTTCTCGCCCAGCGCGGCCATTTCCTGCGCCGCATGGGCCTCGATCCGCGCCACTTCCGCTTCGGCATATTCGGTGATGGTCTTGGTGAAAGCCTCCTGCGGCAAGCCGACTTCGTGCGCCACCTTACGGAACAGGCCGACTACCGGAGAAGCGGCCAGCTGCTCGGCATCGAGCGCATCGTGGGTGGGCAGCTCATACTTGTCCGGGCTTTCCGGGCGCACGGCAAGACGTTCGGTTTCCCACTGCGCCTTGAGGTCGTCAATCGACGCGCCACGCATCCGCTCGAGTTCGACATAGCTCTTGGCCAGGTTCTCAACGCTCGGGCCCTCCGGCGTCCAGAACTTTTCAGGCAGCCAGTCAGGCCGCTCGGCGGGCGGCGGGGTGCCGTTATTCTCCGGCGGCGCGGGCGGCGCGGCGACCGGATCGGCGGCGGGCGGCGGGGTGTTGCTCTCCAATGTCATACTTCATGCCTTTCGCAATGCGCGCTTCAATAATGCCGACGAGGTAGCGCGCGCCCTCGCGGTGACGCAGCTGGGCGTCCGTGATTTCCGGACCGCCCACCATTTCGATCGTGATGGCGCGCAGGTAGGACAGCACTTGCTTGGCTGCCGTGGTGCGGAACACCGTGGCAAACAGCAGATTAAGCTCGTCCTCTTGCGCCTTGGTGCGCGGCAGGCCGTCAGGCCCCAAGACCGGGTGGGGCCCCGGCAACTTCTGGTCCAAGGTTCTCTCCTCCTTGCTGGATCGTGGCAATTTGCTGGGCCAGCTGGGCGCGGCCTCGCTCGTCCCGGCGCAAGCGCTCGGGCACACCAAACTTCTTGGCGGTATAAGCAGCCACTTGCGCCCCATCGGCGTAAAGGTTGACCATCTGCGGGCCAAAATGGCGGCCAACGAGGCCAAGCCAGCTGTCCACCGCGTTGATATCCTCGACCGCCTGCGCCTGGCTCAGTGGGCTGGTGGCCACGATCTTGACCTCGCGCCCATTGACGGTCGGAAGCTGGATCAGGCCGCGCTTCTTGAGAATGAAGATGACGCGCTGCAGCACCCGGTTGACGAACTCGACTTGCAAGCGGCCAAACGCCGAACCAATCTGGCGCGACAGGTCAGCCATGCGCTGCGCCACCTCAGTCGCGCTCATCGGTGTGGTATCAGGCGAACCCAGCGTCTCGTTAAACAGCGCCTTCTTAATGTTGGCGCGCATATCCGAGAGGATCAGCTGGCCGACATTGAAGTCACCCGCCGAAGTCACCTGCTGGAGCCCAGCGCTGCCCGGCGCAATCGGCACCACCGTGCCAGGGACAAGCCGAATGTTATCGACCTGCATCACCCCATCGTCCTCGGCGGTATAGACCCCGGCGATCGCCATCTCAGCGTTCTCGAGCGTCAGCTGCACGACCAGGTTGGCAGTGCGCACGGCAGGCAAGCAGTTGAATAACGGGCCACGACCCCAGGCTTCACCGGCGACCTTCGACCAGCGCCAGCCAATGTAGGGGTTGGAGCCAATCCCGCTCAGCGTCTGCTTGCGAATGATCGCCTTGTGCTGCGGCAGGAACACACGCAGCTCATTGACCTCGGTGGGCTTGGTCCAGTCGCGGTAGATGCACAGCGCTACATCGACCAGTGGATCTGTGTCCTTCTCGTCAGCCGTGCCAATCTTGCGTTTCAGGTCAGGCGGGATAACCGAACCCGGGTAAGCTGTCTCAATGTGCGACAAGCGCACCTTGCGCAGCCGCCAGTAGCTGTCGATCTTGTCATCAGGGCCAGTATCAATCAGCAGTTCAGGCAGCGGCACAGCGGTAAAGACCACTGGATTGACGGCATCGCCCTCGTTGACCTCGAGGCAAGCCGTGCCGATCGCGGTGTCGATCATGCACTCGTTGGCTTCCTGGGCGAAGTTGCTGTTCTGCAAGATCTCGAACACGTAGTCCGTGACCTGTTCGAGCGCCTTGTTGACCTCGCCCGCCTCGTTGGGGTCCACGTCGCTGCCAGCAGCCAACTCAGCCCAGCGCGCATAGTTTGGGATTAGGCCCGCCTGAATACGGCTGGCAAACTCCTGCGTGCCCACAACCGCCGTTTCGTCGAACACATCCGGGGTTGTTTGCCCCTTAGCGCGCTCAAAGAACGAGGTGCGCCCCGGCAAGGCGTAGTCGTAGCACTCCTGATAAGTGGCTTCCCAGGGCAAGCGCTTGGCGCGGGCGCGCTCGAGCCGCCGCGCAAGGAGGTCTGCCTCATCCATCATGCACGAAATCCGCCAGCGCCGTAGTCGCTGCGGCCAGAGATCAGGCTGGCAAAGTCACCGCCAAAACCGCCGCCCATAAAGCCGCTGCCACCACCAGGCGCAGGACTGCCACCAGACGAAGCGCCAGACGTAGGGATCAGGGGCAGGCCCGAGCGACCACCGCTGCCGGAGAACCCGGCCCCGCCCTTCGGTCCACTGATGAGCGAGCGCATCCCGAACAGGCCCCGGGCGCGTGCGGCGGTTTCTTCGTAACGCTTGTTCTTCTCCCGTGTGGTGGCCACGGCAAGCTCGCGCTTGCGCTGTTCACGCGCAGCGCGGGCTTCTTCCTCGAGCGCCAGTTCTTCGGCAGTCTTGGGTGGAGCCTTGGGAGTTTTCACGCACATGGCCGCGATAGGCCACGCTTGCGGTCAGGTCACAATGGACTAGTCGCGCGCCGCCGGGAGGTTTGCCGCCAGCCCAGCACATCGAAGGACTTGCGAGCATTGACCGGAGCTATATTGCTGGTGTCGCCCAGCAGCAGCTTGCGGCTCTCCCCGCCCCCGCATAGCGCATATTGCAGCGCGTCATGGGGGTGTGAATACTTGTTCTTTTCGGGCCGGTCCTCGTAGCGTTCCCCACCTGATACCTGCAACCGCTTGTAGGCATAGCCGCCAGCAAAGCCACGGATCAGCATGACGCAGGACGGGTCGATCAAGAACCCGGCCTTGCCTTCCAGCATTCGTGTCAGGGCAGACGTTACCGCGTCGATGCGCAGGCTGGGATCGTTGGTCGGCGCGGGACGCGCCTTAATCCCGGCGGTGCGCAGCACCTGGAACGGCGTGGTTTCGTCGGTCTGCGCCCGATAGTCGCCCGCCGGGTCGCCCCAAATCTGGAAGTTACCGCCTGGAAAATGCTGGTTCATGTCGCGGCGCAGCACGTCCGCAAACTTGGCCGCGCCCATATCCTGGGCCACCAGCTCGCGCAGCACCAGCCAGCGCCCGCGCACGTTCTGGCAATAGACCGCGCTCGGCGTCAGGCCGAAGTCGAGGCCAATGATGATCGGCACACCAGCGGCGGGCAGCAGCGGCTCGCGCGCCACGTGCATCGTCTCGTCGAAGTCGGC